TGAATTCATATTGGACAGTGGACACGGTACAGGATTTTGTATAGGAAATATTCTTAAGTACGCTCAAAGATATGGTAAAAAAGGAAACCGAGAAGATCATAGAAATGATCTTATGAAAATAATTCATTACGCAATTATTCAATTGCATGTGCATGATAATTATAAATAATACTAATATTATGAAATAAGGAGAAAAATTATGGATTTTACTACAGCTTGGAATGAGCTTACTTATATCGACGGCATACTATTTACTGTATGGCTAGGAATTCTATATTATGGTAAATGTAGAATTGATCACCACTTCAAGTGGAAAGATTAAAGGTGGGGAACCAGCCTGGTCGTGCACGACGTTTCGTAGCAGTTAGTTTAAGTTCATAGCTACCGAAATGGTTTCATTTCAAAGGAGAAGAAATGAACCTAGAAGATCGAGTTGCAATGTTAAAGATGAGAATAGGTAAATTTAAAAAAGACTATTCGCATATATTTAAACCGTCAACTTACGAAAAACGAATTTGGAGTTACGAGGATAATTGTTTTTATGCGCCGAAAGAATAACATAACGAGTCAGTACATAGATACTAGAATACTACAACTTAAAGAAGATCATGACAAGGCTAAAGATCCTCATGATCAAAAGTGGTACAACCGATTAATCCAAGAATTAGAATGGGCTAGGCAGGCTGTATCAGGTAAATTTGAAAAAGATTGCGCTCTGGAGATTTGGAAATGATTGCGATAGTCATGATAGCAGGTTTATTCACCTGGGAAAATATAGAATTCTTTAACACTTCCAGACAACAGATGAGTGAAGGTTATAAATGGGAATACATTGGAAAATCCAATACAGTTGGTGTTCCTGACTTACCTTTAATCAATCCTAGAACAGATGAGGAGACAATTTACTTTAAATTGAAATAAACATTATGAAATTTTTTATACTAGCTCTAATGAGCGTGATGTATACGGATCCTTCCACCAAATTAGATTACGAACAATATTTCGTATTTCATACCCCGCACTTTTATTCCATAGATGACTGTAAAGAATTTGCCAGAGAAAATACAGAGCTTCTCTATGTAAAGATCTTTG